GATTCTCATGTCCGATAATACATTTGAACGGCATGAGGAGTGTCCAAAGTGCAGTAGCAGGAACAATCTAGCTAGATATTCAGACGGCCATGCTTATTGTTTTAGCACAGGTTGTGGTTACTTTGAACCTGCCACTGACACTGCGGTACAATCTTCCTCATTTACTAATGGAACCTATAAACAGGTGGTGGTAACGGAAATGACAGGAATTATAGCAGCAATACCAGACAGGAGACTGTCTAAAGATACGTGCCAGAAGTACGGTGTGCGCGTAGAGTACGGTCAGAACGGTGAGATAGCAAAGCATCACTACCCTTTCAAAGACGCTAACACAGGTGAGGTTGTATGCACCAAAGTGCGTATAGTCAAGGACAAACAGTTTCTCATTAACGGCAGCTACGGCAGCAATATGGGCTTGTTTGGTCAGGACACTTGCAGAGGTAGAGGCAAGTACATAACGATCACTGAGGGTGAGCTTGACTGCTTGTCAGTGTCCGAGATGTTTGACAGGAAGTGGGACGTAGTGTCTCTACGGACTGGTGCAGCTTCAGCAGCCAAAGAGGTCAAAGAGCAGTTAGAGTTTCTTGAGGGTTATGAGAATGTTGTTCTGTGCTTTGATAACGATAAAGCTGGTGAGATAGCCACAGAGAGCGTTAAGGCGTTGTTTAGCCCCAACAAGCTGAAGATCTGTAAGCTACCCATGAAAGACCCCAGCGAGATGCTTGTGGCTAACAAGATCCGAGACTTCACTGCGGCATGGTGGGACGCTAAAGTACACAGACCAGACGGCATTGTCGCTGGCTCTGAGACTTGGGATCATCTCATTAACTCACGCAAGGTTAAGTCCATACCTTATCCGTGGTCAGGTCTTAACGAGCTTGTCAAGGGCGTAAGACCCTTTGAGCTTGTCACCATCACCTCAGGCAGTGGCATGGGTAAGTCTCAGCTTGTCAAGGAGATTGAATACTTCCTGTTCAATGCCACTGAGGACAACATAGGCATCCTAGCCCTTGAGGAGTCTTTGTCCCGCACTACGCTAGGGCTTATGTCAATGGCGGCTAACAAGCCACTACACTTAGACGAAGACGCAGATACACTTAGCTTCAAGCCTTACTGGGACAGCACATTAGGATCCAATAGGTTCTACATGCTGGATCATTGGGGGTCTACGGGTGAGGACACCTTGATGTCACAAATCCGATACTTAGCTAAAGCTATGGACTGTAAGTGGATAATTTTAGACCATTTATCCATCGTAGTTAGCAGTCAGGAAAGCGGTGACGAGCGCAAGAACATAGACGCAATCATGACAAAACTTAGAACTTTGGTTCAGGAGTTAGGCGTGGGTCTGTTCTTAGTCAGTCACCTTAAACGCAGCAGCGGTCAGGCTCATGAGGACGGAGGGAGGATTTCCTTGTCAGAACTCAGAGGGTCACAGGCCATTGCTCAACTGTCGGACATTGTGCTTGGTCTTGAAAGGGATCAGCAGCATGACGACGAAGCAGTACGCAATACGACCACACTCAGGGTGCTCAAGAATCGCTACACGGGCTTGACAGGCCCAGCGTGTTACTTGAAGTACGATAAGATAACTGGACGAATGTTGGAAACAAACAGACCATCGGAGGTTATTAACGGTGATTTCTAGTTACGATGACATTATAGAGCGGGTAGTGACAACGCCCGTCATGACTAAGGCTCATGAGAAGTCAATGGAGATGGGAACCTTGAAGAACTCAGTGACTAACGGCGCTGGTAATCTTGTAGGGTTTGTAGGTGAAGGTTTAGTTCATGAATACTTGCAGGATCAAGGCCAAATGTGCGGATGGACTAACACTTACGAGTATGATCTAATCCTTGAGGGTGACATAACGATTGATGTTAAGTCTAAACGCACAGGGTTTCCCCCAAAGCTTGACTATGAGTGCTCAATTACTGCTCACAACACCAAGCAGAAATGTGACGTATACGTATTCACTAGGGTACGTAACGACATGACTGTAGGTTGGATCTTAGGTTTCTTACCAAAGGCTGAATACTTTGACAAAGCAACCTTTATGGAGAAGGGAACTGTTGACTCTTCTAATGGATGGAAGGTAAAATCGGACTGTTACAACGTACCGATTAATGAGCTGAGACCAATACATGAACTTATTAAACAAAACGCTGATACTTGACATTGAGACTGACGGTCTTGACCCCACTAAGATCTGGTGCTGTGCTACCAATCTGTTTGGGACTGTGTACGATGCTGAGACATTCAAAGCACAGTTAGCAACGCAGGACGTACAAAGGATTGTAGCCCACAACGGCATAGGATTTGACTATCCAGTTATGTCTAAACTGTGGGATGTTGATTGGTCTGGGTACGAGCTTATGGATTCGTTAGTCCTGTCAAGACTAGCCAACCCATCCAGAGAAGCTGGTCACAGCCTAAGACAGTGGGGTGAGCGTTTAGGCTTCCCCAAAGGCGACCATGAGGATTGGTCACAGTTAAGCTGCGAGATGGTAAAGTACTGTGAGCAGGACGTAGCAGTCACTGTGCGTGTTCTGGAGTGCCTACAGGACGAGCTGGTAGGTTTCAGCGAAGAGTCCGTAAAGCTTGAGCATGACGTTCAGAGGATCATTCAGCAGCAGATTAAGAATGGCTGGTTGATTGATGCTAAACACACTAACGATTTATTAGCCTTACTGAAGGAGAAGAAATATGAATTGGAAGAGACTGTTCAGAGGACTTTTCTACCTCTGCCTGTCTTTGTTAAAGAAGTTACTCCGAAAGTTAAGAAGGACGGTACGCTCTCTGCGGTTGGTCTAAAGTTTCTGGGGGATCAGTCTGAGAATGTGGCTGGCTGGTTTTCTCGTATAGACTATCCCCCTTTTAACTTAGGATCAAGACAGCAGATAGGCAGGTACTTACAGTGGTTCGGTTGGAAGCCTAAGACTTTCACTGAGAAGGGACAACCCATTGTGGACGAATCAGTTTTAGAAACTGTTACGGATATACCTGAAGCAAAACTCATAGCCGAATACCTTATGATCCAGAAGCGTGTAGCTCAAGTACAGAGCTGGTTGGATGCTGTTCAGGATGACGGTAGAGTACATGGTTACGTAAACACTAATGGCGCTGTAACAGGCCGTATGACACACTCAAGCCCTAACATGGCTCAAGTACCTGCGGTGTACTCACCGTATGGTCATGAGTGTAGATCTTGTTGGTCTGCACCTGAGGGTTACAGCATTGTAGGTTGTGACGCTAGTGGTCTTGAGTTACGTATGTTGGCACACTACATGAAGGACGAGGACTACACAAATGAAATCATTAACGGAGATATACACACTGCTAACCAACGACTTGCAGGACTTGAATCAAGAAATCAGGCTAAAACTTTTATTTATGCCCTCTTATACGGCGCAGGAGATGAAAAACTTGGGTCTGTGGCTGGAGGAGGAAGAGAGGCTGGCAAACAGCTTAGAGAATCTTTCCTCAATAATCTCCCATCATTCGCAGCTCTTAAGGACAGAGTATCTGAAGCAGCTGGAAGAGGATACCTCATTGGACTTGACGGTAGAAAGCTCGGAGTCAGATCTGAACATTCCGCTCTAAACACCTTGCTACAGTCAGCAGGTTCTTTAGTAATGAAAAAAGCTTTGACACTTCTTGATAACTATGGTAAACTAAGAGGTGTAGACTATAAGTTTGTTGGTAATATTCATGACGAGATACAGGCTGAAGTTTTTAATAATCAAACAGAACTATTTGGGAGACTTGCTGTGTCATGTATTCAGGCAGCGGGTCTTGAATGGAAACTTAACTGTCCTCTGGACGGAGAATATAAGGTAGGAAAGACATGGGCACAGACACACTAATAGAAGACATCTATGGCTTGGTGTCTACCAAAGAAGTACCGAAGTTGGTAGACATAGACAAAGAGATAGAGACTTTCGGAGAAGCAATTAAAGAACTCATGAGGGCTGAGTTTAAATCGGAAGATAGACCTAAAGATACCAGAAAGCTACGCCTGTCAA